CGCCTGCGGTCAAATCATCTACCTTGGTTTGCAGTTCGGAAATCTGGCTGTTCATTGCATCCAGCCGCTTTTGCAGTTCGTCCAGTGTGGCATTTGTCTTTGCCATTTCGGCAAGCATCTCCGTCACTCTGCACTTGCCAAGGATGCACTTGCAGTAACCGCATTTGCTCTCATCTGCACGGCAGTCTGTCAGATCGGAATCCAGAATACTTGTCATTCCGGCACGCAGTCTTACAACTGCTAAAGTCAGATAAGTCATCACATTGTTGTTGGTAAAGGCGGGAATGGTTGGACTGGTAGCTGCTGTACCTGCCAGAACACAAATCCCACAGGTACGAGTGGACAAATCACAAAACAGTCCAATGACCACATAGCGATCCAGCGATTCATCTACATAAGAGGAAAGATCAACTGTATGCAAGGTGTTGCTGATCAGGTAATGCCCATTGATCCACGCCTTGCCCGTGCCGAATGTAATGGATAAATTTTTGACCGTTGGTGCAAAACACTGCCGGTAAGTATCCAGAATTCCATTGCAAATCAGGCTGGACAGATATGCCGTGAAATCCTCTGCGGTATACACCCGGTCAAGGTTTTGTGCGTTAAAAAATCCATAGGAAAATGCCATATGCTCACTCCATTTCTTTAAATGTCGGTGTCAGACTTCTGCCGTTCTGGTCGAAACTCTCCACCATGCCGATCAGCTGGATTCTGGGTTGAATCAAGCCGAATCTTCTCTGTTCCACGGTCACATAGTCGCCCACAAAGTAATCCTTGTTGTACTGATACTGGGTCGAAAAAGCAGCGATAGCGGATTCCGATGCCGTTTTCGGCTGTACCAGATGTTCTGCACCGCTGCTTTTCAAAATTTCTAAATATTCCGCATCGGTCACGTCCTCTTCCTGTGCCGTGTTTCGCTCGTCTACATACACCTCATAGCGATCAAGGTAGGTCGGCTCTGTACCAGAACAGAATGTCGTGCGTTTTCTGGCATTTCCTTCGCCGCAGCCCAGCACATAGGCGAAGTTTTTCTGCACCGCATCGTCTGCCGCATAGGAGAACGACAGCAGATTGTTGTACGCATCAGAGAATACAATGTGGGGATTGTCGTCCTGCAAAAGACTGCGGTCTATTCCGGAAAACAGGTCGCATTTCAGTGCATTTCCATCCAGCCGCACATTTGCCGAACCACCGATAGTTTCGCATAGACCGTACAGCCATTCTAAAATGTTGTCATAGCTGACCTGCATTCGTGCGGTTTTCTGCCAGCAGTCGCCGGAAACCGTCCCCATGGAAAAACCGGGCAGATTGCGGATTCCGGCAGAGATTGCATTGCGGGACAGCACTTTGCGGACAATGTCCTCATAGCTGCCGTTTGCGGTGATGGTGGGATAGATGATTCTTCGTTCCAGCAGACAGGCAAGAAACCGTCCGGTGACCGTCAGATAATCGCCCTTTTCGGCATCGGTCTCCAATTGCAGAGATTCAATGATGCCGAAGTGCTGTGCATCATCGCTCCTTGCCACAATTCTGCCACGCTGAAAGATGGATACATTCTGCGGACTGGCAGCGATATACACCTCAAAACAGCCACACTGGTAGAACTCAATGTCCCATAAGAGCGAAGAATAGCTGTCGCAGATGGCTTCCAGTGACACAGAGATCTGATCTTTCAAAGCTATCAAGCTGTAAATTTCCAACTGCATTTCTCACACCCCCAGATAGGAATTTCGGTGCATCAAAGTCACACGCAGCTTTTTCACACCACGAACTGCCTCGACCCGAAAGATATTTGTGCCTTCCTTCAAGGTCAGCCAAGTCGAACCGGAAACCAGCCGGTTCAGGATATTGCTGTCTACGCCATTGCGTGTCAGCGTGACGGTCTTGTTTCCGGTTTTCGTGGTAACCGTAATGACATCGCCGGTCAGAATATCACCTTTGATTTGCAGATATTCGCCATTTTCGTTGTAGATGGTCGGTGTCACTGCCACCACTTCCTGCGGAATGTCGCTGGGCAATGCTTCGATTCGCAGCGTGAATCCAGTTTCATCCCCGTCATTGGTGATAGAGAACAGGTTGCTGTTGGAATATACGCCCAAAGGAAACGGAGCATCGCTCTCCGGAAAGGGAAAGTGAAATGCTCCGATCACGCCGCTGTAATAAGCGTAGAAGATATCCCGGCTGTACCAGTAAATATCCGGGCAGAGAATGGAGATCTGTCCGCTGATCTGCTGCTCGAAATTTGATACTTCACAGGTTTCTACATACCCCTCGGCATAGACATCGATGTTCGCCGTCTTGTACCAAATCTTGATGTATCGGGACGGCTTGATCACATGATACAGCCGATGCCGCCGTTTTTCGATGCCAATGCCACGCATGGCAAAGGAGATGACCACGTTTCGCTTTTCGATGAAGGCATTGTTGAGGTAACTGCCGTTCATACCTGCGTAAGAAGAAGTGGAAATCGTTCCGGCAGGCGGATTCAGACCTTCGATTTTTGAGGTCATGTATTGGTTGGCGGTCGTTGACAGGTTCAGCTGTTCGCCGGATTGGTTTTCTAAAATCAGGGTATAAAACATGAGATGCACCCCTTTACATTTTGTGTTTAATGATGTATAATAGAGACAACAGAGACGTTGGTTCTCTACGCAAAATCGGAATTTGTATAAGATCAACTTTGGAAATTTAGTATAGGGAGAAAGTAAATGGAACAACAGATAAAAGAACGGAAGAAAAAGCTTACTATAGATTTGTGGATAATCGCTCTGGTTACGATAGCAGTCTATATCGTCTATGGTGTTTTCGGAAGCAGAATAATGAGTTTTTGCAAAAACAGTGATATTTCCGTTTGGCCAAGACTTTTGATGGCTGCTGCATTGGAATTTGGAATAGCGGGTCTTGGCATTACTATTGTAGGCCTAATGCGTAAAGAATCGTTCGCAAGTTTCGGACTTCGTTGGGAAAACGCAATCAAAGCTGTGCTTTGGACGATCGTGTTTTTTCTCCCGTATATTCTTTTTATTTTCCTTTCAGGACAATTTGAGGGGTACGAACCATTGAGTATTATGGTTACCCCGGATCTTCACAAAGCAGGGATCGTAGCTACCATTATCGGAACACTGGTTATTGCGGTTGTCTGGGGCTTTTTTGAAGGCTTTAATTATGTTGTCATCTGTGAGAAAATCAACAGACGTTTCCCGGTAAAAACTAAATTCTTTGATTGGGGTGCGCTTGTGGTTTCAATTATGGGCATTCTTTTTCATCCCATGAGCTTCAGCATACAGGGTATCATTGAAATTGTAACTACCTTTATAGCCATTTATGGAATGCTTCAGGTGAGAAAAGTATACAAAAATGCATGGGGATGTGTTTTTGCTTTTCTGTTCATTTGGAATGCGCTTTGACATACATCTTGTCACCTAATCTCATAATATAAACGAGTAAGACAAATTCTGATTTACCGAGAAAAAGGAGCGACTTAAATCGCTCCTTTTTAAGTATTCAGCGCGTTCCTCGTCATCCTATAAATCTCCAGCCGTGACAGTGCTTTCGGACTATTGTTGGTCTGATTCACTGTGCGGCTGTTGTCGTTGTTATAGTAGTTATTGACCGTACCACCGGAACTGCCGTCAACAACAGCACCATAAATACCGTTCAAGCTGTAATTCAAATCAGAATCCATAGTCAGCTGCATGGCTTTCGCCACACCGCCGACGGCTTTTTCCACATACTTCTTGCTCTTGTCGATGCCGTCTGCAAGCCCTTTCATAAAGTCCGGCATCCAGCTTTCGTAATCGGTCAGTGGACCTTTGTCCGGTACAGAGAAGTGCAGGAAATCCCGAATGGTATCGGCAACATTGGTGACGCAGTCCGCCAGCCAGCCGATGGCACTCTGAATGCCGTCAATGATTCCCTGAATGATATCCCGTCCCCAGTTCCAGGCATCCGAAGCCAATCCCTTGATATATCCCACAGCGGCATCGAACCCATTCTGAATGGTGGATTTGATGCCGCTGATTTTGTCGGAAACCGCAGAACGAATGTTGTCCCAGATGCTGGACACCGTAGAAGAAATGCTCTGCATCACGTTGGAAATGGTGCTCTTGATGCTGTTCCAGATGTTAGACACCACCGACCGGATGGCGTTCAGAACATTGGAAACCGCAGAAGAAATCTGATTCCAGATAGAGGATACCACAGAAAAAATGGCATTCATCACACTGGAAATCGTGCTGGAGATGCTGTTCCAGATGGAAGAAACCACATTCCAGATCGCTGACAAAACAGACGAAATGAAACCAGATACAGCATTCCAAACCGTAGTCACCGCATCTTGAATCGCTGTCAAAACCGTGGAAATTGTAGTAGAAATGGCATTCCAGATGGTTTCAAATGTCGTTCGGATACCTTCTAAAATCGGCGTTAAAAATGCCACGATTGCATTCCAAATGGCACTGATCTTCTCCGAGATCCAGTCCATCACTCTGCCCACAATGATTTGGATGGCTTCAAAAATCGTTTGAAACAGATAACCAAATGCCGTGATCAGCGGTTCTAAGGTGGTGTAAATGGCATTCCAAACGGTCGTAATGACGTTATAAATTGCCTGAAAAACCGTAGAAACCACGTTGTAAATGGCATTGAAAATCGTGCTAAAAAAGTTGTAGATTGCCGTAAAAATGGTGGTGAAGAAGTCCCGAATTGCCGTAAATACAGTTGTTGCCACCGTCTGAATGGCAGTGACAATGGTGGTGAAGGTATTGGAAATGGATGTCCAAGTGTTGACGAAAAAGTCCCGGATTCCGGTAACGATTCCCGTGAAGAAGGAAGCGATGCTGTCCCATGTGTCCACAAAAAATGTTTTGATGGAAGTCCAGACTTCATTCCAGCTTGTTCCGAACCACCCCAGCACCACATCTGCAACGCCTTTCAGGGTATTCATGATATTGCGGAATGTGTTGACAATGAAGTCCCAGATAGAAGTAAAAATACCCTTGATACCGTCCCAGCACTGCTCCCAGTCGCCGGTAAATAGACCAATCAGAACATCCAGCAGCCCCAGAAGAACGCCAGTAAACTCTGAAAAGATGTTGGAGATATTCTGAAAGACGCCTTCAAAAATGGGAGCCAGCAGATTGCACAGCCCGTCCCATGCAGCTTTCAGCACATCGGTGAAACTCTCAAAGTCGAATCCCAGAGCATTTAGCCGGTCAGTGATGCCCTGTGTCAATCCGGTAAAGGTGCTTTTGATCTGCTCCCAGATGGCGATGATATTGCTTTTGAATTCATCATTGGTTTTCCAGAGATGCACAAAGGCAGCCACCAAAGCGGCAACAGCTGCGATAATGGCGAGCAGCGGACCTAATGACACGCCCAACGCTCCGGTAATGGCTCCAATGCCACCTTGCACAGCCGAGAAAAGGGCAGGCAGTTTGGACACTGCGGAAAAGACGGTTCCCACGCTGGAAATGGTCTTTCCAAGCACCACCAACATCGGTCCCAGAGCAGCAGCCACCAGTGCAATTTTCGCAATGGTTTCTTTTGTCTGCGGATCCAATTGATTCAGCTTGTCCACCAGTTCCTGAATACGAGAAACAATAGAGCGAATGGTGGGCATCAGAATATCGCTAAAACTGATCGCCAATTCTTCCAGCTGAGATTTCAAAATGGTCACTTGTCCGGCAAGGTTATCCTGCATGACCGCTGCCATTTTTTCGGTCGTGCCATTGTAGCCATCTACTGTATCCGAACAGGTGTCAATGGCATTGGACAGCTTTTCAAAGTCCGCCGGGGAACCATTGATGATCGCCAGCATACCGGACATGGCCTCTTTGCCAAACAGCGAGGCAGCAGCCTGTGCCTGTTCTGCCTCGGACAATCCGCCCAATTTCTGTCGGAGTTGTTCCATGAGTTCCCGTAAAGAATACATCTTGCCGGAACTATCCGTCAGAGAAATGCCGTATTGTTCCATGGCAGATGCTACCGTGTCTGTCGGCTTTGCCAGATTGGTAATGGCGGAACGCAGTGCTGTACCAGCCTGTGAGGATTTGATACCGGCGTTCGCCATTAGTCCAATGGCAATGGCAGAGTCTTCAGCAGAGTATCCCAAAGAACCCAGCACCGGAGCGGCATACTTGAAAGTTTCACCCATCATGCTGACGTTGGTATTGGCATTGCTTGATGCGGCAGCCAGAATATCTGCAAAGTGTCCGCTGTCCGAGGCAGACAAACCGAAAGCGGTCAAAGCGTCTGTGACAATGTCCGAAGTAGATGCCAAGTCTTCCCCAGAAGCAGCAGCAAGATTCATGATGCCTTCGATACCGCTGAGCATATCGTTGGTTTTCCAGCCTGCCATCGCCATGTAGTTCATAGCATCTGCGGCTTCACTTGCAGAGAATTTTGTCTTGCTGCCCATTTCACGAGCTTTTTCCCGGAGAGCGTCCATCTCTGAACCAGTCGCACCGGACACCGCTGCCACCTTTGACATGGCGGCATCAAAGTCTGCACCAGTTTTTACAGCAATGGTTCCCAGAGCCGTGACACCAGCAGTGACGGGCAGCAGCTTTTGTCCCACACCGGAAATTTTGTCCCCGGCGGACTGCAGCGTTTCACCCAGAACACCCATCTTTTCCAAAGCGGTGTGAGAATTGTTTGCTTCTGTGGTCAGGCGTTTCAGTTCGTTTTCGGTTTCAATAATCTCACGCTGCAAAGCATCATACTGCTGCTGTGAGATTTCACCATTTGCAAGAGCCGTATTGGCCTGTTCTGCAGCAGTTTTCAGCACTTCTAGCTTTTCTTTGGTGGCAGACACCGCATCGGCGAGGAGCTTATGCTTCTGCGAGAGCAGTTCCGTGTTGGAAGGATCGAGTTTCAACAGTTTCTGGACATCTTTCAACTGTGTCTGCGTGCCCTTGATGTCCTTGTTGACACCTTCCAGTGCCTTGGACAGCTTGGTGGTATCACCGCCGATTTCTACGGTAATGCCTTTGATGCGGTTTGCCATAAATTTCACCTCCGAAATCGAACGAAATGCTTGACAAAATCGTTCGATTGTGATATAATAAAACTAGTAAAAAGAAAAGGGGGCTTGTTTATGTCAATTACTGCAACTGAATTCAAAACAAACCTTGGTAAGTACTTGATGCTCGCTGCAACGGAAGATATTTTCATTTCCAAAAATGGAAAGATCATTGCAAAACTAACCAATCCCAATCAAGATCGTGTTGATATTGCCAAATCGTTATTCGGTTCTGTTCCGTCCGGCTGCACGTTAGAGGAAGCACAAAAAGAGAGGTTGGATCAGATATGAGAGCGTTGTTAGATACTTGTGTGATCATTGATGCGCTTCAAAAAAGAGAACCTTTTTGCGAAAATGCACAGACTATTTTTCTGCTTTCTGCCAATCGTCTTTTTGATGGTTGGATCAGTGCAAAATCTGTCACAGATATCTACTATTTGACGCATCGTCAAACACACAGTGATGCAGAAACTCGAAATATTTTAAGCCGTCTCTTTGTACTGTTTGATATTTTAGACACAGCTGGACTGGACTGCAGACAGGCAATTTCATCGAATGTATCTGATTACGAGGATGCTGTTATGATTGAAACAGCACGTCGCACAGGGATGGATTGTATCGTCACAAGAAATGAAAAAGATTATGCACATGCTGACATTCCAGTATACACGCCAGAGGCATTTATCGCATTGCTTTCATCAGAAGAAGAAACAGATTTCTAAAATCGGTCAAAATCCCTCTGATCTGCCAGCACATCATAATGACACTCGTCATTCTCCCGTTCGGTAAACATATCATTCACCAAACCAATGGTCAAAAAATCCAAATCGCCCATTGACAAACCAAGCTGAACGCACCGCAACAAAAACAGCGGTGTGGTCATCGGTCGGTCAATCGGGCGATGTTTTTTTTAGATTGAACCTGTGTTTCTACGTTCAAACCCCAGAGGTCGATCAGCTGCGGTAAGATCTCATAGATGCTGAACGTGTTAAACTGTTCCAGCCACTCGTCCGGCGATGCCGGAATGGCTGCATCGGCGTGTTTTGCCATGATGTAGGCGATGTTCTCAAACACCTCAAGGCTTTCAATGTCCAGTGCGGAGGATTTCTCTGTATTTTCTCCCACAGACTTTTGCAGTGCTGCAAAGTCCTGATAAATATCTCTGCGGAATTTCAGACGATACAATCTGGGAACTGCTGCACTCGCCTTGAACGGCACATCAATCCCATCAATGGTGATGTTCTTCTGAATTGCCATACTGCACCCTCCTTACGCTTTTACAGTGGTCTTGGAAGCCATTCCGACTGCCGGTGTGTATACGTTCTTGTACCAGCCATCATAAGTAGAAGCATCTGTGGACTCACAGGTCTTTGCCTTTACCAGACCGTTGGGCAGTGCCGAAGCCTTGATGGAGATGGTTTCTGTTTTTACTTCCTTGCTGTCCTCGGTAGTCTGTCCCTCTGTTGCTGGACGGGAGGCGGAACAGCAATAGAGAACATGGCGAATCTTCCGCTTATCTCCGGTGAATTCAAACAGCAATGCAAACTGTGATACCTCATCATCATTTCGTTCCACCAAAACACCGTTGCTGTCCAGGATTTCTCCCAGAATATCTGTAGAGAAATCTGTAGGAATCAGGGCGATTTCCAAATCACCTTCATAGCCAGAATTGTTGGAAATTACGTAGTATACGATGTCATCGGCATAAAAATTTTCGTTTTCGCCATTGGCATCAATGGAAATGGAAACCGCACCTGGCAGACGCACCGGATCCACATAGACCGGTGTCAAATTGGCTCCGCTGGCATCGGTTACCCAGTCATTGATTTTAGCGTAATGTACATTGGTCAAACCGAATTTGACCTTGTTCTTTTTGTTTGCCATAGGACTTAAACCTCCGTTTCATAAAGCACTTCATAGAGCCTTTCTGACTCTATCCAGACTTCTGATTTTGTGTAGTAGATCTCATGACGTTTCAGAACCTCTTCAATCTGATTTTCCAGTTCAGGATTCTTAACGTCTGTATAAAGTTCAATATCCAGTTTCTTAAAACTGAAATACATGGAATTATCCGCTGAAAATGTATTCTCTCCAGGAGATAGAAACAGCAAAAAAGGCGGTGCGGGACTTTCACCCTCGGCAAAATGATGGTAGGCGAAAGGCAGTCCCATCTCTTCCATCATTTCTGCGATCTGTTCGTAGGTCATGACAACGCCTCCTGTTACAATAAGTATAGTCGGTAAATCCACAGCAAACCAGCTATGGTTTACACGCACTCATTTTTGAGCTACAATGAAAGCAGTGATTGGAATGACGGATGTCCTCCT